GGCGAGCAGCAGGTGGCACGCACGGCCAATGGTGGCTACACGCTCAGGAGCTGATCGGTGCCGGCCATTCACTTTGACAAGTTCGACCTTGGCATTGATTTGCGCAAGGGCTCCAGCGTGTCGGATGCAAACCGGCTGCTGGAGATGCGCAATGCCTACGTAACGACGGGATTGGCGGCGCAAAAACGGCCGGGCCTGACCAAGGTGGCAGACCTCGAGCCGGGCACCAAGGGCCTGTTCGCTGCATTTGGCCGGCTGCACACGTTTTACGGCAGCGGCACGATCACGCACGCCAACCCGCTGTTTCAGGCCAACCTGGTGCAATTCTCTGGCGGCGCGCAGGCGGTGGCCGACGTGCCCTTTGCCGATGTGTTCAATGCCTTCATTTACTGCGCCGTGCAGTACGCGGACGGGCAAGTGGAGCACCACTATCTCGACGGCAGCCCAGCCACGCACGTTGCTGACGCCAACTGCCCCGACACGCGGGCCTGCCTGAAGATTGCCAGCAAAATCTTCGCCGTGGGCGCGGGCAACGCGGATGTGGTGCGCTACTCCAAAACGGGTAACCCGCGCGACTGGACGGCGGCCAACGACGCCGGATTTTTGCCTACCGGGCTAAACAGCCAAGGCGACCGGGCCGCCAATGCTTTGGGCGTGTACCAGGGCAATCTGGTTGTGCTGTCGCGCGACGGCGCGCAAGTGTGGGTGGCCGACCCAAACCCTACTGCCATGCGCCTGGAGGACATTGTGGAGAACGTGGGGACGAGCTTCCCGCGCTCGGTGGTGAGCGTAGGGGGCGACCTCTACTTTTTGAGCGACTACGGGTTTCGCTCGATCACCACGCTGCGGTATACCAACAGCCTGGCCGATGTGGATGTGGGCTCGCCAATCGACGCGCTGGTGCGGCCCGAACTGCGTGTGCCGGGTGTCGCCCCAAGGAGCTTCTACTTTTACGGCACGGGCCAGTACGTGTGCGCAATCGGCAACCGGCTGTTCGTGTACTCGATCAGCCGCACGGCGCGGATTGCGGCATGGAGCCAGTATTTCTTGAGCGTGCCAGTGGACGCCTTTGCCGAGCTTGGGCAAGAGCTCTACATCCGCAGCGGCGATGCGGTGTACCGGCTCGACGAGCAGGCCAGCACGGACGACGGCACTCAGTACGAGGTGCTGATCCAGTTGCCCTACATGGACTTCAAAAGACCGGGCAACCTCAAGCAACTGGTGGGGGCGGATGTGGTGCTGGAGGGCGCATGCCGCATGTCGATCGGGTTTGATGTGCGCGACCCCGATGCCTTTACCCCAGAGATCAGGGTCAAGGGCAACACCCGGCCCGGCGGGACGATTCCGGTTGAATGCACCGGTACAGAGTTTTCTGTCCGGCTGCGCAATTTCGACAACAAGCCCTTCAGAGTGGACGCCATCACCTTGCACTTTCACGACTTGGGGCGGGGTGGAACATGAGGCTGCGCATGGCCACCGTGGCAGACCTGCCTGCCATTTGCGTGCTGGGCCGGGCCATGCACCAGGAATCGACCTTTGCGCCCATGGACTACGACATCGAGCGCGTGAAGGAAACGCTAGGCGGCTTGATGGACAAAAGTCAGTTCGTGGTGGTGGCTGAGGGTACAAACGGGGAAGTGATCGGCGGCATGGCGGGCATGGTGACGCAAAGCTGGTTTGGTAACGACATGGTGGCCAACGATCTGGCGCTGTTCATTCACCCAGACCATCGCGGCGGGATGCTGGCGGCGCGGCTGATCAAGACTTTTGTGAAATGGGCGCGGCTGGCGGGTGCCAAGCAGATCAGGCCGGGTGTGATCTCGGGCTGCGAGGTGGCCGATGCGTTGTACGAAAAACTGGGCTTCCGCCGGTGCGGGGCCACGTTTGTAATGGAAGGAGCCTGAAATGGGAGGCGGTGGTGGTGACGATGGGGGCGCGGCAGCGGCCCAGCAGCAAGAAGCGGAGCGTCAGGCGCGCATCAAAGCGGCGACGGATGCGATCAACCAGACGTTCAACGACGGCGGGCGCGAGTCGCTGTACACCGATCAACGCAACGCGGTGTTTGACCTCAACCGGCAAGACGTTGACCGGCAGGCCACGGAGGCCGAGCGCTTCAACCGTTTTGGCTTGGCGCGCGCCGGGTTGATGGGCGGATCGGCGCAGGTCGATAGCCTGGCCGACATCAACCGGCGCACCAACGAGGGCCTGATGCGCGCCGGCGGCATTGCCGATCAGGCGGCCGCAGACCTTCGCACAGCCGACGAGCAGGCCCGCGCCAACTTGATCGCTCTGGCGCAGTCGGGCATCGACACGGGCACCGCGGCATCGCAGTCGCTCAACGCGCTGCGCGTCAACAGCGCAAACGCCGCCAGCGCGCGCGCAGGGGCCACGGTGGGCGGGTTGTTCAACGACATGGCGCAAGCCTACCTGATGAACCAGCAGATTGCCGGTCGCAACGCGGCCAATAACCCGAGCGCTCAACAGTGGTATGGCGTGTCGAACCCGCGATCGGGTAGCAGCGGTACCGTTACTCGATAAGGAGGTAAGTCGTGGATCCATTCACCATAGCTGCGCTGGTTGCCACGGTAGCCGGCGCAGGCATGCAGCACAACGCTAGCCGCGAAGCCCAGAAGCGAGCGGAAGCTGAAACTCGTCGGAGCCTTGAAAACCAGCGCCAGCTGCAGTTGCAGGCCGAGCGCAGGGCGCTGGACACGGCGGCCACCTACGAAACGCCGAAGCGGCAGGCGGAGCAGACACAGATTGCCGAGCAGATCACGCAGGAGCTGATTGCGCCGGTCAGTGAAAGCCAATCGATTCGACAAGGCCAGCAGGCCACGCAGGGCAATGTCTCTGAGGATTACCTGACCGCCAAGGCGGCCAGCGATCTGAACACCATGCGGCAAGCCGAGCAGCTGGCGCGACTGCTGGGCAAGACCACCAGCGCCAGCCGACTGCGCATGAACGAGGGCATCCGCATGATGGATGCCGGGATGGATGTGGACCGGCTGGGCAATTTTTCGCGCGGGCAGGCCGGAGCCGACCGGATTGCCATCGATGCCGCTGGCCGGGTTGACCCTGGGCAAATGTTCCTTGGCTCGCTGCTGCAAGGCGTGGGCACGGCCGGGCTTTCCGCTGGCGGCAGCGGCGACCTGACCCCGCTGGGGGCGGGCCTGAAGTACGGCACCAGCGGGCAGCAGGCGGCCATGCTGGCGGCGCAGGAGGCGGGCCTGGGCACGGGCGGGCTTTGGAACCTCGGCGGCGAGGTACGCAATGCGTTTAACCAGTTTTTGAGGGCGTTCCGATGAGAACGACACTGACGCGCGACCCGTCCGAGGCGTGGGCTGGTGCCGGCCGGGGCATTGCGGGGGCGCTTGGGGCGCTGCTTCAGGGCGAGGCAGTGCGCCAGCGCGCCCAGCAAGAGCAAGAACAACTGTTGGCCGAGACGTACTACCGCAACATGACGGGCAACCGGGCTGGGGCCGAAGCGCTCAAGTTTGGCGAGGAAGCCACCGGGCTGGGCCTGACCAACGCTGCGCGGCAGGCACCGATTGACCCGGCACTGTCGCGCTACATGCAGGACGCCGTTCGACTGTTCCAAATGACCGGCGACACCAACATGGAACGGTTTGCCAACGCCGGCACAGCGATCCAGACGCAAGGCATCCGCGATCAGGCGCTGGGCAGCGTGGGCAATTTGGACATGATGAACCGGCTGAACACGCTGGCCAAGCCGGGCGAGACCTACATGCCGTTTGACGCGGTGGGCGACACGGGCGGCGCCATCAACCAAGCCACAGGCGAAGGCACGGTGTTTGACGAGGCGCTGCGCCGTTTGTTTGCTGACGAGTCGGGCGCGAAGGTGACGCGCGATCAGGCGGCCGCGAATGCGTCCAACGCTTCGGCACGGCGATCCAATGCCGAGCGCGAAATGACGCTGGCCGAACTGGCGCACCTGAACACGCATGGGGCTAGACCGGGCACGGGCGCAGAGGCATCAGAGGGCGCGCTTTCCTCGACCATCTTGCGCACGCTGCAGGTGCCCGCCCTGGACGACAAGGGGCGGCCGGTGCGCAACCCGATCACGGGTGAGATGCAAACGCAAATCGACCAGGCCGCACTGGCCCGCTTTTACGCATGGACGAGCGCCAACGGCCGGCGACCCACAGCCACTGCGTTTGCGCAGTGGGAGGCGCAAGGACGGCCCGGGAGCAACAAAAATCCGCAAGTCGCGCCAGCCGCTCCAAGAATTGGTGCCATTGAAAACGGATACCGGTTCAAGGGTGGCGATCCCGCTTCACCCAGTAGCTGGGAAAAAGTGAGGTAAAGCATGGCCGGTCCATGGGAAAAGTACCAACGCAACACCGAAACAGAAGCAGGGCCATGGACCCGATACGCAGCAGGCAGCGCGACGCCAACAGTTGCGCCGGGGCTCGCAGCCCAGCCTGACGGGCCCAGTTTCACCGATCAGCTGGCCAACACCGTCAACCCGCCAGAGCCTACGGGCTCCGTGTTTGAGCGCGTACCGGTCGAGCGGGCGCCGTTCAACTTCGCACGGGCCAGCGCCGTGCAGCGCATTCTGGACGACAACCGAGAGCGCCAGGCGCAGTACGGGACCATCGGCCCGATTGTGGGGCCCGACCCCTCTGTGAGCAGTGTGGCGACTGGCGTTCTGTCCGATCTGGTATCCGGTGGCAAGGCGGCGCGCGCCGGCATCCGCCAGATGGCCGGCGACATCAGCGGGTCCGAGTACCTGCTGGACAAGGCGAGGCGCGAAGCCGCGCAGGCCGAGCTGATGCGGGCGGTGAACACGCCCAACTTCGAGACCGACACGGCGCGCGGCATTTACGGTGGCGTGTCGAGCACGGTGCGCCAGCTGCCCGCGATTGCAGCGGCCATTGCCACGCGTAACCCGAACATCGCCCTGGGCGCCATGGTGGCGCCGATGGTGCCCGAGGAGTACGGTAAGTTCCGCCAGCGCGGCGCAGACCCATTGCCGGCACTGGCTGGCGCTGCAGGATCGGCCGCCACCGAGTACATCACCGAGAAGCTGCCCATGGGTTTCCTGGTGCAGCAGTTTGGCCGGGCCGGTGCGGGTCAGTTCCTGACTGGCATGCTGGCGCGCGAAGTGCCCGGCGAGCAGCTGGCCACGCTGGTGCAAGACGCGATCGATACCGCGATTGCCAACCCCGACAAGACCTGGGGCGACTACTTGGCCGAGCGCCCCAGCGCCGCATACCAGACCTTGCTGGCCACGATCACGCAGACCGGCATCATGGGTGGCGCCAATGCCGTGGCCAACCGGCTGATCGGCCAGCCCGAGCAGCCAACCATAAACCTGACCGACTACAAAGAAGCGGCGCGGCAGGCTCTCGGGCAAACCACACCCAGCCAAGCCCCAGCGCAGCCGGTGGCGGCACTCGATGCCGAGGCGACGAACCGGATTTTGCAGGCCCTTGAGCGCGCCCAGAATGTCCAAAACGCAACACCAGCAGCCCGAACCCAAGCCCCGGCCCAAGCCGCGCCAGTTGAAGCGCCAGCGCCAGCAAGAGGCGATGCAACCCCGGCCGCTGCACTACCCGACGCGGGAGGAAGTGGCGACGTACAAGCCGCTGGGCTGACGTTCGATGACTTGGTGCCCGCTACTACCGAAGCACCGCAAGCTACTACCGAAGCGGCTCCGGTAACACCTGGTGCGCCGGTGGATGGTGCCATCACTGATGAGGGTACCAAGCCCGATGTCTCCCTCACGAATGAGGGTAAGACACCCATCCTGCAAAACCGCAACCGCGCCACGCCGTCGAGCATCGCCCAAATGCAGAGCATCGCGGCCAACCCGGACTATGGGCGGATGGGCTTTTC